CCCTGTTTGCCGCTACTGTATAATCAGTTCCACCCGTAGTGTCCCACGTCGCCGCGACAGATAAATCGTAATCTGTCTGAGCCGAGATTAGGTACATGGTATCGTCAACATCAACCAATAATCTGGCTGGACTTTGTAATGTATACCGCTGATCAGCAGCGCCGGTACCTTCGTATTGCCATTTATCATCATATTCACGATAATATGCTCCGGGAATGTCAGTCGTCAGTGTCACATCCGCATCAGCGCCAGGAAGCACATCATCTTCTCCACCGGTAAGACCTGCGCCAGCAACGATGTCTTTATCAACTGTAATAGCAACCGTAATGTCAGCGTCAGCACCAGGAAGGATATCATTCGTTCCACCAGTAATGGGAGCGGTCGTTACCAGGTCTTTAGCAACTGTTATACCTATATCATCGTCAGTCAGCGTTATGGGAGCGGTAACGGTCAGATTCGTATCTGTGGAAATATCCAGAGAGCCGTTATACCATATCTCTCGCCAGTCTGCCCCATCGAAGCGCAACGCTATCGAAGATGACGCACCGATAGCACGAGAGGCGATGCTGTTAAGTAGCAACACATTAGTTCCCGCCAATGTTCCCTGATCCTGCAACGTCACTGTATTTGCTTCAGCGGGATCGGCGGTGAGGATAATTATCTGCCCCTCGGTTCCATTGGCTATGTGCGGAGTCGAGGTCAACGTGTGATTGGCGTCAGGATTCACCTCGATAATAGTGGCGTTAGCAAGGATAGCATCGGTAACAGCGGTAATCGCCTGCGCTGCGGACGGCGTGAAGATACCCGTGAGAGTGACTATCAGATCGGTGATTATTGCAGGGACATCGTTCACCTGAACCAAGACCGCCGTTGTCGAATATACTGCGACCAGGGATATAATAAGAACAATCAAAAGTTTCTTCATGAGCTACCACCGCCTTTATCATGTACAGCAGATTCGATCAGTGTATTCAGCAACTCTTCAATATCTGAATTTACCTTGCCCATAAACTTCAGGGATGCGTCAGGAGCGATGGCTTTCAACGCTTCTACAGCACTATGCTTTAGTTCTGCTTTTTGAATGTCTGTCAGCTTGCCATTGATGGCTGCTTCTTTAAGTGTATCGCCTGTAGTCTGCGCCACAGCCTTTACTGCCTTCTCCGCTAAGGTAGCCAGCAGGTCGCCATATTCCTGTAGCTTGTTGCTTTTTATCCTGCTAAAGACGTACCTGATACCTATTCCCAACAGACCAGCGAGAATGATACTCACTCCAGCTAAGAGCTCCTCTAAAATACTCGAAATCATTATCTCCATTTTGCACCTCTATACATTCACGCTGCGGCTCTTTTCGCGCCATTGAGTACCGTTATAGTAAAGCGTTAAGCTAACGCCAGCAACCGACGGGCCATAATCATTAGTGGGACTCGTGACGCCACCTTGTAGCCTGATATTAGCACTCGCCTGAATCGTGGTTAGTGCATCGCCAAAGTCGATAGTTATCTCATGCCCGTTAGTCGAGGGATCTCCAAAATCAGTTATAGTAGTAGCCCCTGTATTGGCGGTCTTGAAATAGTTGTTACCTGCCACTGAGGGTGTAGTGTCGCCATCGGTAAAGGTTGCAAATGTGACACCCGCCGATGTTGGCCCGAACATCTCAACCCAGTCAGTGCCATTGAATCGCAATGCCAGGGTATCGCCGTCAGCTATGGTTTTGAATGCTATGCTGTCCTTGAGCAATATATTAGTGCTTGCTAGTGTTCCCTGGTCCTGCACCGTAACCGTATTAGCTTCACCAGCAGCTACAGTAATCAGTAGCCACTGCCCCTCTGTTCCATTGGCTATCGTAGGCGCCGAGGTTAGCGTGTAGTCAGCGTCAGGGTTAAGCTCCACCAGAAGCGCATTCGCCAGGATAGCATCGCCAGCGGCATTGATTACCTGCGCTGTGGACGGCGTAGAGATGAGCGTGCCGAGTATTGTCAGGTCGTCCAGCGTGGCGGATATGGCAGGATGTAAATACCAGGTGTCCGTGACGGGATCCCAGATATAAACGAGTTTGGTGTCTGTCTCTTCAAAAGTAGATCCAATAGGCAGACCCGTTGTACTCATAGCGCCACGCTCTGCTGCCGTGCCTAAATGACGGTGTATCATCGTGATTCGTGTGGTGTTTGCCATTACGGTCTACCTTTCTTTATGTTTCACTGAAACATTACAGTACATTCCAAGTCGTGCCATCCCATTTATACTTAATTGATGTATCAGTCTCGATCCATGTTGACCCTGGCGGCGTAGTTGTGGTATCCATAGCCGCCTTCTCTGTCGCTGTCCCGATATGTGCGTGTATAACTGTTATTCGTGAAGCTGTCATGATGCTCCTCTATGTGTGCGCTGGGACGCCCTGTGCTTCTAAACTGACGTCCCAGCAATAATATAACGCCCGAAGGCTTGGGTTACTCGTCGGGAACTATCCTCACTACACTATCTTCCTGATCGTCGTCATCTTTGACCAGCCTGCCAAGCTTCGCAATATCCGACCCCTTCACGTCTTTCATGCCCGCAAGCCGGTCAATAGCGATTGGGTTATACTTGATCTCAACCTCCTGGTTGGCGAGGTCGCTGTACTCAGTGATAAAGGCTTCCATATCCTCCATATCATAAGCCTCGCCCGCTTCTAGTTTGGGGAGGTTGCCTTCGCCGTCTTTTGCAGCGTGTTTCTCCACCAGCTTGATCCTGGCTTGCTCAAACGGAGCGAATTCGGTCTGTATCTGTGCCTGCGCTCTACCAAGCCAGTAAGCTGCCTTTACATCGTCAAATTCCTTTTCCAGAATTACGTTTAGCCCTTCGAGTATCGGTCTGAGTTCTCCACATTGTAGCTTCATTATCTTGCCCTCTTTTGTTGTGGAACGTTAGGCACGTCCCGGAGCCGTTTTTACTTTCTTGATCTTCGGGTTCGTCTTGTTCTTCTGGAATCGCGATTTACCGAAGGGAGTGTTGATTGTTATCACACCTTCGCAACCTTTCGCGAATTTGCTGAAAATATCCTCAGCGTCTTCATCCACAACAAGCTCGTCTTTGGTCATCCTGACTGGCTTTCCTCTCGGTTTTTTCATATCGACCTCCAGGGGCGTTTATAGGCACGCCCCGAAGCCTGTTACGTTTACGATGCGTTATCCCAGTAATGGAGATACTTAGTGACGCCGCCGACTCTAATCTTTATAGACGCCGCCCCATCCCCTGCCTCCACGCTGGCCGTGACAGGGCCATTTGCAGCAGTCGGGAATGATGCAAAGTTGATCGGTGCTTCAGCATATGAGCCATTACCTAATTGGATTGCATCCACCATGCCAAGACCCTGAACCCGTAACCCTGCAGCGACAGTCAATGAACTTTCAGCGTTTATCATGATACCATGAGCATCGGCGGGAGTACCCGATCCGCGCAAGGTCGCATTGATAACTCTGTAGGCGGCGCAAGTGACGGTGCTAGAACCACCGTCCAGGACCATGCCATGTACTGCGCATTCGCCGCCAACGGTAATGCTTGCGGCATTGAAGACGATCTCTTTCTGCGCGCCGTAAAGGTCTAAAATATCCTTGCCAACAGTAAAGAGCCAGTCAGCGCCCTTTATTCTATAGGCATCCATATCTGTGGTGTCGTGAGTGACGTTCTGATAGATACCGTTATACTGACTCGATCCCGTCGAATTCGCTCCGATGATATTGAAGTTCATCTGGATCGGGTCAAAATTCTGGTTGGTAGAAGCAGCTATAGTGACATCAAGCTCACCTACGCCTCCCGCTCTTCCGCCAATAGCTATCGCATAGTCAGTCCGGTTCTGGTCGGGTACATAAGTTCCGCCAAACCTGATACCTGTGTCATTAGTTGAGTAAATCTGATCGGCAAACAGCGACATTCCAGCTGCTACATGCAGAGCGTAGGCCGCTGTAATGGTCGCCGCATCAGCAGCCACAGGAGCGGCGGCGATATACACAGTTGACGCTTGAGCTACTGTAGAAGCTGCGGCGTCAGTGATGGTCGGCTGTGCTACCGATAGTCCCAGACCTTCCATTGCGGTGACGCCTGTCGCACCTGTCAGGGTAGTCGTGCCAGGAACGAGAGCAAGCAACTGGTGTGTAACTCCCGAAGCAGCCACGATAGTCGCCGGCATACCCGTCAGGGTCATATTCGCGACGCCTGTGACAGTAACGCGGGTGTCTATATCCATGAACTTGGTCGTGCTGTCATAGATTTCCAGCGCTGAATCGGTATCAGCAAGGACGATAATATCAGAAGCGTTAGCATTAAAGCTCAAGTCGCCAGCTATGGCAACATCGGTCTTAGCAAAAGTAACGGTCGCTGCTCCTGCATCGAAAGTGACGTGTTGATCCGAAGCGCCCAGGAATATCTTGAAATCTACATCCTGCGAAGCACTTCCGATTGTGATCACATCTGTGGCTATTTTAAGCAACTCGGCTATATCGCCATAGTTACCTTTTTCGTACCATACTTGCGCTCCGTCTTCCCAGCGCGTGCTCACTAATGTTACAGGCATTTCCGTACCTCCATACGCTTATGCGTTTTTACAGCGGTGGTTCCGCTTTTAAGTTCTATCGCGCGGTGTAACACCGCGCGATAGTGATTATTCAGATTCGGTTGTCAGGATAGCCCTGTTCTTAGCTTTGGGCCGTCCTGGAGCTTTTGTCTTTTCAGCGACTCCGCGTCTGATCAAGTCATCTGCTTTAGCCTTGATGAGATCATGCTTCGATCCCGCAGGCTTTCCCATCCATTCCTCTAGCAAAGTCACTTTTGTCGCTTCTACGTTACCCATTATGTCTGCCCTCTTGTTTATTTACGCTGTCGGATTAATAGCACCATGCAAGAAATCTGGCACGGACACGAGATGTGCTTCTATATCATCACCATTTTCATTCGTAGTGATAGTTACGCCAACAAAGAACTTACTATTGACAAGATCAAGATCGGTTGGCACAAACCAGATTGACCCCATGACGCTTGTGCCACCTGTCAGAGTAAGCGTCTTTCCAGTTACATCCTCTACGCTAGTGCCAGCGGCATCAGTGGCGCAAGTTAATTGGCATACTGCCGTTTTGGCCGAAGTAAGATTCGCATGGACTACCATAGCGAGGCTCTTCCCTCTCGTCCTTATATCTACCCAAGCATCGGGTTCGGTTGCGGCAGCGGTATCAACCTCTTCTGGAAGTTTGACAGTGTTGAACTGAAGAGTTTCATCAAGATTAGCCATTATCGTTATCCTTTATAGGTTTGTGGCACCGACCGATTACGATCTAGTGGCCAACGTTACGAACGGCGCAAAAGTACCACCCTGTCGGTCGGTTTCATAAGTCCGCCACATTGGATGTCCGTCTATATAGAACAGGAACCGGAAGCTCGTCTGAGCATAATCGAACTTGAAATGGATCGACGTATCGAATATCGGAGACGTGTTGGATCCCTGCGGCATCGCAACGCCGTATTGGTCCCACTTCGCAAGAACGATGTCGCCAGTAGTTCCCAATGCTGAACAATGCTCGTTAGTATTGTACGGCAAGTCAAGCTCGTCTTTCCAATTCAACACATTACCACCAGTACCGACAGCGAGGCTCATGTATCGTAACTGTGGCTTTACTTTGCGATTAAAGAACCATTCAGCACCAACTTCGCTGGAAAGCGAGGCATCCATATTGGCTATATTCTCAAAGTATACAGTAGCGGCTTCCTGGTTAGTTTCCGCCGCCTGATCTATCGTGCAGCCATGCCCAATGATACCGTCAGGTTGACCCGCACCTGAGCCACGCATAAGAAGGTACTCGATACGCCACGCTAGAGCATCGGCAAATATCTTCCTGATAAACGCATCCATCGTGACAGGCGAGAAGCGCAGCAATGAATCAGAAGCGTGCGTCATAGCCGCCTGCATACCGAGGTCGAAGTTGATCTGCTCGAATTTTCCTTGCAGATCCTGAATCGGATCGTTTTCGCCCTCGTCGTAGAACTGAATGCCGCCATAGAGCGTTCCGCCCGACCGATCATAGCCACCCATTGCGGGGATCTTTATGGCTTTACCTTTTAGGGGCAGAATAAATACCTTGCTGATGACCTTAGATATTTCGTGTACGCGCATCCAGACCTCGTTCTTGAACTCTTCCGCGAGTGTATAGCCACCAAGTTCAGAATCGTCTGCCTCGAAGCCAGTTCCTGCAGCGCGCTGTTTTTCGTGAAACTCTTCCTGCATTCGGCGGTATTCTTGTAATCTCTTAGGCATCACATTGGTTTGCGCATGTTCGGCAACATCAACGAAGATTTCTCCCATATTGGGATAGCCACACTTAGGATCGCCATTTCTGCCGTCAATAGGGCCGTTAGGCGAACCGTCGCCCTTGCTGCCGATACCTGCCAGGCCGGTCTCCAGCTCTTCCTGCAGTCGCTCCAATTCGGCTTTTATCTGGGCATCTGTATTCGTAACGCTGCCGGATATGGTCTCTAGTTTGTCGTTGACGGCTTTCAGTCTGAGATCCATCTCTTCCTGAATAGCCGCAGTCATTGTTTCGATTTCTTCCTCAGTCATTAGATTCACCTCGTGATATATTGATGTCTAATAAGTTCCTAATAGCCTCGAATGCCTCCCACGTCAGCCATCTAGCATTTCCAAGAATGCCTCCCATGACCTCGGTCTAGCATTTTTATTATTCGAGCTTGCCCTGCATTTTCCTGACAATACTCGAAATACTGAAATCCTTGAGAGCGGTCATCTCAGGGATGATTATCTCGTTCAGTGCAGACTCGTGCTCCATTGCCGCCTTCACGGCCGTAGCAACGTCTCGCCCCTCGCCCTGCATCGCAGTGGCAACAGCCAGCGATATTGCTTCACCAGATTCTTTATCTTTCACCCTTGTTGCTAAATCACCAAGAACAACACTCATCTCGTCGATACGCTCTGCGTTCAGAAGTACGGCCGCGTCATCAACGCCTTTAGATGTCGCATCAGGTTTGGTGCTTTCAATAATCAATTCATCGGCCTCGCCAGGCTCGATCAATCCTTTGGCTACATACAGAGCTACAGTATCGGGATTTGCAGGCACAACTACGTCAGAATATTCAAGCAATATCCAGTTGAGATAAATCAACTCAGGAACTGGCATATCTGCCCTGGCTACGCTCCCGCCTGTATGCTTGGAAAACCTATCCTGCCATTTTTCAAGCTCATCTTGCCAGTCTTCCATCTCCCGCCAGGTTTCTTGCGTTGGAATAAAGCCTATAGAATAGCCTAACGGTCGTTTTGCTGCCCGGTAATTGTAGACTTTCAAGCCGTAGTCGTCGTCCAAATAGTATTTCGTCGCAGCGCGAACCCTTGTAGGGGCAGACTTTGGATAGAATTTCAACCACGCATTCTCGCCGTGTGGAAGGAAATCTGTATAATTATGAGCGCGCAAGACTACATTGTTTTTGGCGTATCGCGTCGGGTTCATTCCTTCTGGCAAAACAACCTCTCTATAGCTGTCAACCGCCAGAGTAGTGATGTCGCCAATTATGATGCCTTCATCCTTTCCAGTGGTAGCATTCTGAACTATCGGCTGCACTTCTAACGTTTCGGATGGCCCTGCCTTTCTGACCAGTATCGTCTCGTCAGTATATTCCGAACCCAGTTCGTCCGCAAAGTCCGGAAAAGCTACTCGCATGTTATCCAATACGTCAAATAACTTTTTTTTCTGTGTTAGTTCCATATCATCACCTCGTGAGATCCCCGTCTACAAGACAAGAAAAAGCCCCCGTCAAGGGACAAAATTACCTTGCAGACGGGGGCTTTTTCTATTCTGTTTGATTGTCTATGCTATGCTAACTAAGTCACCTCTGTTTAGTTCAAATTATCTATCAGATCGTCAAGCATCCCTGATGGTGTCTCAAATGAAATAGAATCAATAGACCCATACGGTATACACGCGTGAGACTCGCTCTCGTTGCCTTTTTTGCTCAAGAATAAGCCCATGCCGCCGCTACCACCAACATGACACAATTCAAATGGCTTCTGTACTATTCCTGTATACGTTTGCCCTGCTTTAGTTGTAACTGTTATTGGGATGTTATTCTCGACGGACAAATCAACGATATTCTCCCATATTACTACTGGTATCTGACACACTTTTTTCTGAATCTTTTTCACAATGCCCTCCATTGCCTATGCTATGCTATACAAAATCTCCTATGGTTCATATTGTGGTATCGATTCTTCCGTTTCCGCCATTCGGCAAGCCACAAACGTAGCGACTACATCATCAAGGATTGGCATTTTATCTCCTTCAGATATATCAGCAAATGCTTCACTCTCGTAAATACATTGAAATACATGGCGTTTATGATCATAATGACAGCCACAAAATTTAGCATCATCAGGAAGGCCATGCTCGATCTTGACGTGATAGTCAGTATGCTCAATAAATGCAAAATGCAAAAACGTTGCAGGTAATTCTAATATCGCTCGTTTCATTTGCCCTCCACTGCCAGACTCGCCTGTTTACGTTTTCTATCTTTCAGATACATCCACTCCACGACACATCCTTCGCATTTACAATCCCTGTTTGGCGGGTTGCTGCATGGAAGTGGGTGCATCCTTGTCCAATCTTCCGATGTAATTGTAATAAATCCCTGTGCCATATCACGCCGCCTCCTTGAGCTTTCCTGCCCTCGTATTGCATCTACAGTTTATCACGTTCCCCGCCGCTCCACCAGGATCATGTGGGTGCAAAAGTCCGTTACTGAACCGCTGACCCAGCTTGACCTCTTCCCCATCAAGAGCATGGTTGTGCGGTGACGTTCTCACGCGCGCATCACGGCTGTCAATCCATATCTCCGTCACGACTATTCCTGACTCAACGTATCCAGCATGTGTGCCGTTGTTGGATGCTCCCACGATCTCAGTCCGGGCTATCATGTCCGTCCTGGACCCTCTATTGATGTCGAACACGTCAGCAATGCGCTTCGATATATCAGGGATGCCCTCGCCAGCATCTAAGCCCTTCACCAGCGCCCGGCGTATTTTCTCGCGTGTTTCATCGTTCACATCTTCTGCAAACTTGAACACCTTATCCTGGAGGTACTGGCTCGCCCTGGGATTCGTCACGTTAAACGCTCCTGAAAAGCCTATCTCTGTATATGCCGCTGACCCTGCTATTCTATACGCTTCTGTCACGAATGGCAACGCCGCTGCCTCAAATACCGTCTGCCATGCTGATGCTGTGTATATTGCGTCAACGTAAGCCTCAGACGCCGCCTCAGCTTCTTCGCTGCCAGCCTTGAAAGTAAACGAGAACCATGACTTGCTTTCTGGGAGCTTCGGCACAGCCGTCTTCCTCAGCTTCGCCAACACGCTCTTCTCCTGCTTCGTGAACGCTGTTCTGAGTACCGGCTTGAACTTCTCTTCTTGCGGCTCCGTGCGCTTCACGAACTCGTGCCACTTAGCCTCGCGATCCTGTTCTTCCAGGTCGAGGTCTTCGGCTACTGCGCGAATTATTGCGGTATGTAGGTTAGCTGTCATCACATACTCATTGTTATGGCGTTTATATCAGCTATTTCACGCCTGTATCATCGTCCTGTCCGATCCGCTTAATGTTTAGTTTGTCGAGAAGTTCAAGCATCAGAATGTACCCATCGGGATATATAGATTCCCCTGGATGTTTACGGTGGTCAATGCCCCGCATGAGTTTTCTTACCCTGTCCGCCAACTCAGGAGCGGCGGCCATGAGCCTCATCTGTTCATCTGTGGCATCCAACTTATCAACAAGTCTGAGATCTGCGCAATCTATTCCGTAAACACCATTCCCAGATTTTGGATGGGTATTCCACCGCTCAGAGGCTATATCGTATGGCTCTTCGTCGGAAGCTTCGCAGACAATGAGCTGGTTATGATTGCCAACAATATCTTTTGCATATTGTTCCGTCTTCACTTCTCCTATATATTCCTCGACTGAATTATCCTCATATATTCTCCACCGGCGACCTGTTACAGTCTGTTCGTATGTCCATTTTTGCTCACCGCAGTCATCAGTCGTCGGGATAATCGGCTCGTCATCCGCCTCCAACACAGTTAGCCGCTCAGTGAGTTCGGCAACCTGGCTTCTAAGATAGAAGTTCTCATGCAATACCTTCATAAACACATCGTTAGTTATAATGAATTCTTCCGGCATCTTTTGCCCCCTAGTTACGCCTCGGTCGTGGTGGTACGCCATTCAATAGCGGCACTCTCTCCTTGCACTTAGCTGGGTCCAGTCGCTCCAAAAACGGATTACTCTCGCCCTCTTTGCGCGCGGGCAGTTCTGTCCCACGCATTAGTATTGGCGGCGTTACTTTCCACGGCCTTGCAAGCGGAACCTGGTCGAACTCGCGGATATGCTCAAGAATATCATTGGATTCTTCAAGATATGATTCTCTGAGTATAACCTTCAAGCTGCAACGTATCTCATACAAATACTTGAGTTGCTCCCAGCTGTGCCGGTGCTTCCATAGCCAGATTATGCGCTTCATTTTGCCCTCTCATTCAGCCATAACAATGCAACCCGATACATGAGCCATGAGCCAAATTGCAGGGATGCTCAGAATTGCACCCCATATCTCTGGACTATCCTTTACGTTCATGCCCAATATCACGACCACTAAAATCAAGCTACCTGCCCAGAATATACCCCATATCCACTGCGCTTGTGTTGATCTATCTGATATACCCACGGTAGTCAGAATATATAACAGAACACCAACCGCAAGCCCTACGAGCACCCACATCACGCTAAAATTGACCGTTACAATCATTCTGCCCTCCCTGATCGCTGACGCAAATACGTCAAGTGTTGCTTTAGATGCTCACCTAAGCTACCCTCGCACTCCTGTAGCTCTTCGTAGTATTCACCAACCGCTGCGAGATAATTACCCAACGCTTCTGAGCCTGTAGCACCTACGCCATACATATTGACCCTGTAATCGTATACCATCACGGCATCACCTATGACTTCATATCTGAGTGGTATTCTCGTGCCAACCATCATTCTGCCCTCCGCAGTTCCATCGCACGATCACGCGCAGCGTTTATCATCAACGCCATATCTTCTACGTCTATATCGGTATCGCCAGCGAGTAATTTAGCCAATGGAATCATATTGGATGGTACAAGTAGTTCATCCCCACCATCGACAGGCTCTCTTTTATCATCCGTTCGTTCATCGTTTATAGTAGCAAAGCCACTACCGAGATTAGCCGTCCGCTCGGCTATCTTTTGAGCAGTATCTTCAGGCACTGCGTCATCAAATGCAAAGAATCCATTATCATCATACTTGCTGGCCAGGCTCTCAGTCAACTCTTCATCTATCCGCTTAAGCTTCGGAGTCATAGTGTTCCGCCAGTATCGAGTATCGCCAGTTCTGGAAGTAGCCCTATTAGACCCTGCATCTGTCAGCATGGAAATAGACCAGCCGTAGACATTGGCGATCCATTCTCTCGCTTTTTCAGCACCACCTATAAAGCCCATCTCGTCAGGATTAAACCCCAACTTCTCTATCTTTGCCCCTTTGCCCAGGTTGCCCAGTGCGATTAGCTTATTAGCCTTGCGATAACCTTTTGATAAGTTAGCTATCTGATCCATGATCTTCTTAGCATCCTCCTCGCGTAGCTGGCCTTCGCTTATGAGCGCAGCCAATGGGACGCCCATATTGTCAAAAGTATTATGGGTGTAGACCTGTATCTTCTTCTCGATTCTGGCCGCTATTGACGCTCCGAATATCGGCGGACAACCCCAGAACTCATCTAACCATGTTGGATAAAGGAAATGTATCACCTCTTCAGCAGGTATTATCTTCTCGTCTTTGCCCTTCCCGTATTTGTATTCCTTCACGCTCCCATCGTCGTTAAATTCAGGCTCTATCTTCTCGGCATTCAAGAACCATATAGCAGTAGGCAGCTTCTTACCCCCAACATTGCCATATACCAACTGCCAAAAACAATCGCCAGTAGCCTCCAGCCATTGCCCGGTTTTCTCGATGAGGTTGTGCTGAGTAGCCCGTGCATTCACATCAGCTAAGAGATTAAGTGCAGGATGTTCGGGAACTTCCTCGATCTCAACGGCTTTCTTGCGCTGCATCCATCGCTGGACATCTGCCCGGCCTAATAAATATTCCTTCCGCTTCCGTGGTATCTCGGTCGTCTTGATAGATAATTGTTGACCTTCTGATTGCTTCATCACGTAGAACTTCAACGGAATGCTGGCGATATTGGAAGCATTATAATTGATGCAAGTGAATGCTGTCCCATAATACAACCCCTTGAGCCCGGCAAAGTCCTTGTATCCCACTTCGCCATCTCTACTTGCGCCACCACCCCATATTCGTGGGTCTAGTCCTTCCCAACCGACTGTCTCTTTCTTCCATAATACATGACCGAGTTTATTGAGTATGCCTTCGTTCATTAGCCAAACACCTGTATATGATGATCGTGATCCTGCGCCGCTGACAATAATGCTAATGCTGCCCCCATAACAATGTCATCACCGCGCCTTCCATGAGTAATATTATAATCGCTATCGCACTGAAGACCCTGCAGTTCTCGCAAAAAATCATGCTCATTCCGTTCTGAACAGAACATATTCTGATTACACGTAGTGCAGCTTTCCTTCCAACAATCTTGTAAGATATCGCTATAAATAACTAATTCACGATCACGTATAATAGTGAAAATATTCTTAAATAGTTTTTTCCGGCTGGAGTTGGTAAAATCATACCCATCTACTACGCTATCTCCCCATTTTCCCTGCAATCGCTGAATAGTAGCAACTGCCTGCCATTTATCGAACAATACTTGCATAGTATAACCTGGTTGATAGAATTCCTCAACAACACCAGATGCCTCGTTTAGATCCACAGGTTCGTTTTTTGAACCAACAAAAACAGTAGATTTTGACCACGAGTACCTATTTTCCAATTCCTTCTTTATCCGCACAATAGCACATTTATCTTTGGTTAGGCCCCAGTCGCAGCCTATATAATTATCGTCATCTCCTTTGACCTGTTCCGATACTGGACGGATAATAGACGCTATATCTTCATCTGAAATAAACGACGCACCTCTTATTATCATGTTCTCATAATGTCGCGCAAAAACAGGGGCAGGCATCAATTCCCTATCGCGTTCGATTTGGTCCATATTGGTAAGCGGCGATTTGAGTTCGGTAGTTTCGTAAAGGTAGGTATGCTGCTTGTCTTCGTCTCTGCCGATCTTCATGAAGTCATTGAGCGGGCCTTCTTCCGATTCGCCTACAGTGGAAGCTATTATCATTAATGGTTGGGATCTGGCAGACTGTGAAGGGAGTAGCAAATAAACCAGGTTCCAAGAATGTTCGGGGAGCATAGCCAATTCATCCCATAGCAGGACATCGGCGGTGATACCAGGGGCGGACGCTTTATCTGATGTCAATATAGTCCATGTATTTCCGTTGGCAGGATTTTTCATCACGTCACGAGTGATCTTGATATTGTCTGACAGATTGGGATTTAAGGCGATAGCTTTTTTCACACGCTCTGGAACCAGCGATGCCTGATCCTTATCACACGCTATAGAATAGATGTTGAGTCCATACCCGCAGCAAACCAGCATATACAGGCCGATGCACTGTAGGATCAATGATTTCCCCTGCTGTCTTGGCGTGGATATTACTGCACCTGTATACATGCGCTTATCACCATTCATAGTCTGAAATAATTCAGTCAAGATAATCCGTTGCCATTCCCACTCGGCGAAGTTTATGAGCTGCCTGCTGTCAGGGACAAAGTATTCTCGTTCTAAAAACTCGATGATCCTAGCTTTCTTTGTAATAGCTTCCATCCATAATCGCCTGTGTGATATTTACCGATCCGCTGTGTTCCGCATGGCTATCAGGCTCACCCACCAGGAGCAACGCCAGTTTCGCCAGTTGTATCTCCGCATTTACCATCTTTACTTGCATGTTTCCGAGTCGTTCCATGTCTTCTATCGATTCGACAACTATAGAATTCTCTGGCTCCGGGTTTTCCTTGCTGGGTATCCTGTCGAAAGCTGTGGAAAATACAGCGTCGATATAGGTTGTTTTTTTACCTATACTCTCGACTCTAGTTCGACATAAGTCCAGAAAGCCGGAGATCAATTCCTGTGCGTTCAGCTTCTCTTCTGCTTCGAGTTCCTGGATAGCTTCTTCAACCGGTTTCTTCGCTCTTTCCTTCCAGTCGAGTTCTTCCGCCCACCTTTTGGCAGTTCTGGCAGATTTGCCAAATTTAGTGCCAAATTGTGCCAAAAACTCTTTAGTGACCGCTCCATATTCCGTGTAGAGCTTGAAGGCGTCAAGGTGTATGGCTTTCTCAAATTTTGGCATTTTGTCTCACTTCTCAAATCAAACTTACACGTCTTCCCATCGCAGAAGCAACACCCACCAGCCAGCGGTTCGTAATATCTGACCTCTCCGAGTTGCCACATTAGACCAACGCCTTTATCTCGCTAACTCTACGTCCAGTATCGTGCGCCAATCCAGCCACTACTGCGTCGATTCTCGCTGCGTTTTGATAATCCATACATCGACCAGTTCGGGCCGCCACCTTGAGGATTGTATCCAGATGCTGGCCTTTGGTTTTCCGCTTCACCTCATCTAATGACAACCCTGTGCAGGCGCAAATACTGAGCATCAGCTTTTCGGCTTTGGCAATAGCCAACGCCTTTAGATCGCAACCCAGCCCTGTTAGCAATAAAACCGTTGAGTTCATATTATCCTCTCCCGTTTCTCACGTCATATCGCTCATCCATTTCGTCACAGGTAGCTCTATATCCAATGTGGTAGCAAACATGGACATCAACCGATAGATCAGCGTCCGCCCTTTGATGACCTTATATGCGTAATCAACATCGACCAAAGCACGACCGTTCTCGCTTCTGATAGCACCTGTGGTGATTGATACGGTCATCAACCGTACTCCCATAAACCGGACTGAATATGTGCCGTCTAATCTCATGTCAAATCACTTTGACCTTCCTGCTTATCTGCTCCCATGTTATCCTGTCAGTTCCCCGCTCAAGCCACACATCGTCGGATGACTCCCTGTGCTTGATGTATCGCTTCGCTATCACGTCGCAGTACTTCGGTGCTATCTCAACTCCATAGCATACCCTGTCAAGCTGGTCAGCGGCTATGAGCGTCGTGCCTGAGCCGAGGAAGGGGTCGAAGAGCAAATCTGCCGCGAATCGGCTCATTACATCACACACAACCGTCATAGGCTTTACTGTTGGATGGTAGAAGCTCTTGTCCTTGCCTTCGTGATTCCAGACGTAGGTGTCATGAGCATATGGCTTGACCTCAATGTATTCAGGTACTCCAAACACAATCATGGATTCGGAAATCCGAATCCATGATTGTCGGGGAAAGGCCACATCGTTCGGCTTGTATAAATGCAGATAGTCAATCATGTGTCCCCATTGCTTCTCGGCGGGAACTATAACATCAGATAGATTCTTTGGATCATACCATATTAAATATCCCGCAGATGATGGACAACTGGCCATCCATGCAGAATGGAACTCTCGCGGATCGGAAATATCATCGTTCTCGAAATCTTTTCCCATGCCATAAGGCGGGTCAGTAAACACCATATCAGCCTTCTCTCCACCCATAACCCGCTCGACGTCCTCAGCGCAGGTCGAATCCGCACACAGCACACGATGCTTGCCCAAGTGCCACAGGTCGCCAGTCTGCGTGATAGGTTCGCCTTCAGCTACCTCTGGCGGGTCGTCTTCAACTACCACCCTGTTATCAGCTTCGCTCTTTGCCCAGTCGGATTCCAGCGACTTGAGTTCGCCCGCATTGAATCCGATGCGCTCCAATGGCACGTTAATCTTCTTCAATTCCACCGTAATCGCTTTCAGCTTAGGCACATCGAATGAGGATAAGTCGCTCATACGGTTATCCCTGGCAAGGAACAACAGAGCCTCGTCGTCGCTCATATCCATGACCACGAAGTCTGCCTCGACACAGCCTATGCCGCAGAGTGCCTCGTAGACGCCGTGTCCTTTGACCAGCCGCATGGTTGAGCGCTGCACAGTCATAGAGCCCGCGGCGTAGCCATGCTCGGTCAGGCTTGCCTGTAGTTCCTTGATCTGTCTATCGCTGTGTGATCTGGGGTTTTGCGGGTGAGCGGTTACTTCGGACAACGGGAGTCTCTGTGTGTGCAGCTCCGCGATTTCGAGGTCAGGTGTAGGTTGCGCTTCCATAAACACCTCTGGGGGAAATGCGTGAGGAACGGCGAATCGAACGCCGTATAAAGCGACCCCAAAGTCGCTCGTCTTACCATTAAACGATCCTCCGCATTAGAAAGCCCAATAGCGCAGGGGGCGGCATCTGTTACGCATATCCCCTGCTACTATCAGGATGCTTCTCGTCTTCTCTATATAATCGGGCAACCCAGAGCCAAACTTCGTGCAGATGCTCATCATGTTCGGCAAGCCATCTGTTGCGATTAAACGCCGGCCGCCCTGTTGGGCTTCAGGTAGGGGCGTTGGAGTTTTTTCCCCACTGGGTTTAAATCCAGTCGCGTACGCTCGCCCCACAAGAAGGGGAGGGGGCCGCGAAGTTGTGCGGCTATGGGAGATGGAGTCGCGGCCCGCTCAAGTTACTAGATATATATGTGCCTCGGGAGACAGGATTCCACTGCTTTTTGTATCTTCCTAGTGACGGCATGGTCACTGAAAGCTTAATCGCTCACTTTGCAACTACTCTAGCAATCAGCCTGCCTGCCTATTGCCTCACTTGTTGCGTGAGCTATCCCGAAGAAATATTCCATTTGGAAAAGTAACCTGGCCGCCGTGCTTCTGCCATCGGTTATGTGTGGCGGCCAGTTCGGTATTCAATCGCTATATTCATTCTACCACACCTGGCAAGCGTTTGTCAAAGTTTATTTTGCATAGACGCGCAGAACGGCCGGCTTTCACCGACCGCTCAAGGCAAGGGGTAGAGATCTAAATAATACCACAGTTCCACAAGAAAGTCAAGTTTTATTGATAACCACAGTGTAGCACTGTATAGCCACCGCCTACTCTATGCTCGCAATGCCCGCAACGCGTGAAGATCCCAAGACGTTTGTCGGCCTTAGGACAAAAGACTTCAGCGAGGTCTTCAAGGAACTCGCCTTCACGAAAAACATGTTCTCCATCATTTATTATTCTCAATCGCTTGTATTTAGCCACATTACGCTCCTTTCTGGATCTCGGGCTCTTTTACAGCTATCGTCGCCTCCCCGCCACTCCAACCACACCAGCAACTACCTCGCGTGGTTTCAGTCCACTGATGGCCGTGAGAGCACTCGTAGTCCGTAGCACTCACATTGGCGTCATGATTATGCAGCCTGCCTTCTTCGTCATAGAAAGGTGGATAATACGCCGCAGCAACGAAGCCGAAGTGTGGATATACCTTGCTTTTAAGCCCTTCGTTTACACAAACGGGACATTTCATAATACCGCTCCTTTCTGATCTCATGGTAATGGCTCCCTCAACGAGACGATGTGTTAGCCTCTTCAGTATTGATTTGCTTGTCTGCCGAGCGTATACATCCCACTAACTCAACCAATTTCCACGGCGCAAAACAATAACGCATTATCGCCAACCACCCAGTACAAACAGCAGGAAATATATCAAGCCAGGGTTTCAAGTATACAATATGATCCCCGTCATACCAATCCCCGCCACCCAATATTCCACCTAACTGAAAATAATAATTTCCTTTGAGTCGCCTTATACCGTTGAGGTGTAATTCAGCCACGGAGCCAGATGAAAATTCTATGGTCACCCTATTTTCTATAGTCTTTCGTATTCTCCACCAACATGTATATCTAATCATATCTCCCCTTTCTCCAGCTCCTGTATGTGCCTCTCCTGGTCAGCAATAACACATAACGCCATTTGTAGAACCTCTTCTACAGTCACTGGAACAGGATTTCGCTGTCTTAACGCCCCGCCTATAGTTCGATACGCACTCATGATAGTACCGAATTGAGACTCGTCAATACCAAGACTACCCATGATAGACGCCAATCTATCGTCAAGCGTTTCTTTAGCCAACACTTCGGTTGCTCGGCGTATATCATCAACTGCCTTTATGCCTGTGTGTTGCATTATACCGCTCCTTTCATCATTCCACATCATACCCGATCAACTCAGCGACCTGCTTCAAGACAGCCACCGGGCAAGTATCGACCACTCTGACAATCTTAGTGCGATGCTTCCTGCCAAACTCGTATAACTCCATCTCTGCTTTCGTAAAAACAGATTGCACCTTATCGTAAGGCCGCGCCTTGAAACGCTTTGATCGCTTGTTGATAGTCCCAAACTCAGTAGCCGCTCCCCTCGTGCATACCCACTCTTTGTCCGTTTCGCTATCAATTCGGATTTCATGGTATATCTCTTCCGATCCTCTTGATTCATATTCGCTTTTTGCGATGTAATACACGTCGCCTTTTTTCATCATATCCCCTTTCGATCATAATTCGTAAATGTGCGTTCTGAATCTCATGTCAAAAATGAGCTATGACTAGACTCCCAGACAGTTATCCACCCCCTTTCTATCGACGTTGTGGAATCTGTCGCTGCCTTACTATAATTGCCGCCTGATATGCTCTGCAATATATTGGACTCTTGCAGTTTCGCGGGAAACACCAAAAATCTCACCAATTCGTACAAAAGTTAAGCCCTGAATCTCCCGCAAATACCAGATCTCTTTATTGCGCACACCCTTCCGTCTGTGAATCCAACGTTGTGCGCAAGACGGGCTACAAAACCTCTGTGACTTCACATGATGTCGCCATACCCTATAAGGCTTCTTGCACCATTCGCACACCTTCATACGTCGCTTTGGTAAAGCAGAATTCGTAGCATTCGCAACGCTATAACACTCAGGAGAGCAGTAAGCCCGCGAATGAAAGCTTTGAATAAACAGTTTGCCACATAGCCTACAAGCTAACTTCGCTTCCTTCCACTTATGACCGCTACCCACCGCTATATAATGGACTGCCTGAATGTCTAAGCCTAACTGCACAGCAACCTCTTTTCTGGTATGCCCTTGATCAAGTAGCGAAATAACTCTCTTTCTTCTATCCTGCATAATATTCGCTTTGCCCAGCCCCTGTTGTTTCAAGATATGTCTCACATTAGTAACACCCATATTGTGCCTGTCAGCGAGCACCTCAACGCTGATACCATCCAACCGTGCAAACAGTATCTCATTATCACGTTTATTCCGCTCCACTTTAGTCATCACAGTCCCCTGTGTGTATCACATCAAGTTCCATTGCGCTCCTTTCTGAAACTATATCACATCCGCTACTGTTTTGATATACTGCACAAGCTCAAAGGGTATGCTAAGTTCCCCAAGATTGATCTTCCTCAACATATCCCAGACGTATTCCATGGAATACGCGTTCAGGCTTGTAGGCAATTTCTCCATCATTCTTGTGCTATTCTCCATTTTCCAATAGCTGTATATCTCGCCATGTGCTATAGAGTCATAGCCGTCTTTCGGTGAATTGAGAAATTTGGAAGTAAGTATCCTGCACAGAATATTAAGGAACTCACTCCGCGCTGGCGTGGTAAACCAATCCCCCCCGTTATCAATGATTTGTCGTAGTACACCCAGATTATAGCCATCAATTTCTTTTGGGCTATCATCATACTGCTTGCCTCGGCCGTCACTGTATTTCATTGCGCTCCTTTCCGAATCTCATGGTAATTATTGCCCCTATAACACGCAAATATTGCCGCTATAGAAACCAGATAAATCACAAACTCTGTAGAACCGTTCATAATGCGGAGTTGTAAGCGGCAAATATTGCCGTCAACCTTTATCAACTTCAAGCGTCTCTTACTTTGTAGGCTTTGGGACTTTGCCATCTGCGTAGACCCGACGCTGAATACGGCGATAAGCAGAAAGAACGCTGCGTAGCCTATTGCTTTATACATGGCTCACCTCGTGGCTCTCGCGGACCCTGGATGATCTCGATCTCTTCGTGCCACCCAACCGCATTTAGTTCGTCGCCTTCCATGTCGCAGATGTTCTCCCGCACCACGCTTATCTCTCCCTGGTTTGGCAATCCTGATCGAGCGCAAGAGACTATGATCGTCCAAACCAATACAATACCAGCGCACCACAGCATCGCTAGAACGCCCAATACGTGCTCAAGTATAGTCATGCCAAACCCCTCGCTCTCTTGACGATTACCATTATTTCCTGCACAAACGACTTAGGCAAGCAGACCACCCGGCCTTGTGTATGTCCAGAATTCCGTCCCATCTCTATATAGCCTTTGACGCGATCCAGTACATCCAGCATCTCAGGGGCTTTTGACGCAAGAATCATCTGCTCATCAGTTCCGTAACCTTTTTTAAATAAAGCCGCCGGCAAACCCTCAGTATCAGGATTCACGCAACAAGACTCTGGATTGTACCTCCACCGCTCCTCTGCTATGTCTGGCTCGTCTGGCTTCTTCAACCGCTCTGCTATTTGCAAGAATTCAGCTATCTCCGCAGTATCGGCAAATTCCTCTATCATCTTCGTTACCAAGTGTATCTTCTGCTCTCTCTCCATGTCATTTGCCTCCCTCATCAGTTAAGATGAATATGTTATCGTCAAGCCACGCAGCCAGATACTTTCCTGGACAAAGCGTGTTTCCATAGTCGCTGTGCTTGCGTATTTGAGCATCAGGATAGCGGCGCGTGAGTTCGGCGAGTAACGCCCTTAAACAAGCTACCTGTACGTGTTCAGGGAGCGACCCCGTTGAATTATCAAACCGATGTTGCTCAAAGTTCCCCATGACCGCGACGCCGATACTCGTTGAGTTATATCCCCGGCAATGCGCTCCGATCCGCCAGTTCGGACGCGCCAGGTTCAGATTGCCCACACGGTCAATAACGTAGTGATAGCCTATGTCGGACCACCCGCGCTCATTCACATGCAGATGCCTGATGGATTTCATAGTTTCGTAAATACCGCCGGCTGTATGATGCACGATGATCCGCTTGATTTTTCTCATGAGTTCCTCCCTCTCTGTAATCGTCGTGGTGCTATCGACCGAATGAATCTGCGACTGTCCCTATGCACCGCCCTGCGCTCCTGATGCTCCCAATGAATATGAATCTGTGGCTTCTCCTTCCGCGCCACCTTCGGCTCTTCGCCAGTTGTGTCTGTGTAAAGCTCATCCCACCAAACGTTGCAGGTAGAGTCCGTGGAACACATATATCGGTATTGGCAACGCGGGCACGGGTTATACGATGGATATGTTGGAATAGCCGCCATTAGTCACCCTCCACAAGTGTCATCTCGATACATCCGTCCTCGTCAAACGTCAAGCAATAATCCGCTGGATCCACATACAAATTGCCACATTTGCCACAATGCAAACTCGACGTAATCGTCCAACCAGTGGTCTGGAACTGCCTCTTTGTAGCATCAAGCTCCTCCAGGCTATGATAATAAATCACCTTGAACTCCAGATCCGTCACCGGCCTTCCGCAGGCACACCGCCATTCCAACTCATCCTCGTCAAAAACAAATCCACGTTCCATCATTCAACCTCCAGATACTTCCTCAACTCAGCAATGCGCTCCGTTTTTAGCTTGTCCAAGCACTCATTTGCCACGTCATACCCAGATTCAGTAACTTCTATCAGCACACCATCAACCCTGACGTAATATGCGGCAATCATATCACCTTCGATAGCACTTTTAAAACCTCGCATAGCAAAACGCGGCTCCGCCAGTTCCAGATAACCCTCAACGAGCAACTTGAGGATCCTGGAATGCTCTGCCTCTTTGGTGCATAGAGAGATCGGTTCTTCGGGTTCACCATACGCATAAATATTTTCAGGCAAATGGAGTTCAACCCAAATGGGACCATATTCCGCAACAAGCTCATCATATCCCAACAGGCTTGACTGATCGTCTGTTTCATTCCGCTGAACTGGTTCATAACATCCCACCAACAACACACACAATCCTATCAACAAATATCGCATCATTACCTCACTTTCTCAACAGCCAGCCACGCATCGACCAGCCTATCACAGCCCAACACCCGCAAATACTTAGCCACGACAGCCCGCGCCTTTCGTGGATCTCCCGCGCACTCATCCTCGATCCTCTTGACAGCAGTCACCTCAAGCCGCTGATAAGTATGCGTAGCTGCATCGCCGCTGGCAATAGCTTCCACCAAATCCTTGCTCGCCTCCTTCAGCGGACAATGCGCTTTTTCGCAAGCTACACGCTCATAGTCAGATAATACACCACAACTATCGTCCTCGACGTGAGGACACTGACCTGGACGTTTACGAATAATTACCCACCATCCTACGTTTCTAGCTTCCATCCTTCTCCCTCCATTCACGATCCCGACGCTAAATAATGACAATAGCTTTCTCGCAAACCGGACACACTATCTTACCATGTCCTTTGAATCTGCCACTACGCCGCGTGCGATCCTCTAGTATGCCATCGCAATCAGGACAAATACCGGCAGCGATCTTCTCGCCTCTCGCGCGCTCTTTCGCTACAACTACCTCGGCTTCAGCCAGGGTAGGAAACTCTTGCTTAGTGCATAAATCATTATGACTCATAAAGGATCCTACTAATTTCATGCAGGATATAGTTCTCTCTGATCGGTTACGAACCGTAGAATACTCAATACCAGCACGACAACTCTTGTCCCCTAGTCCGGTAAAATAGTTGCATGAATTCATCAATTGCTCCGCTAATGTTAGCTCCATCCTCTTCTCCTTTCACCCCACCAGGGCATTCACCTTATCGCCTACCTGCCCTGTAGTGACGTACTCAAACCACTGCATCTCGACCTCGTCCATGTCGAGGCTGTACTCAGACTTATACGCCGCCATCTTTTCCAGAACAGCCACATCAGACTTGTTCTGCATAATATTCGCCTCGTTGCTCTTGAAGCGGTGCGCGCTCATGCCCTTCTTCGCGTCCGGGTTATAATACTCGAACTCCCTATCAGTCTTGAGCACACCTTCACGCTCCTGCCAGGCGATGATATTATAATTCACAGCGTCCATAGTCGCCTGGTCCAGCCTTGCACGTAAGAACTCAATAAACCGCTCACAAAACGGCGTCTTCTCTCTCTGCGCCTTCGCCACTTCTGCCAGTACCTCATTCATCGCCAGCCTCCAATCCAGGGTTACCTATAGCCTCTATATCGTCCAGAGCTTTAAGAGCTATTTCAGATACAGCTTTAGCCGTCAGTCTATCGCTCGTTTCCAACAACCGCAGAGCAGAAATAGCGACCCGCATCTTGTCGCTATTGAATCTTGCGACAAGTTGTGCATTTGCCAAATTCAACTGCATTTCCTCGTTGATCACATCCGGCGGTCGCTTCATCAGAAGTACTTCATTTTCTTTGTGATGGGAACATACACATGTCAGAAGACCGTCACATTCGTCAACAAACCAGCCCGACTTTCGCAAAAGCGGCACTATATAATCTGATAAAGCTAACTGTAATTTCTCAATACCATCCTCATTGGCACTGCCACCCCATTCCACAGATCTGATAATGTCATACATCCTGGAACACACCTTGACAAAGAGAGTGGCGTGTGTGTCTGAATCGAGGTTTTCCGTGTGAGAAATAAAGCTAGTATATACATCTTTGAGTATATCTAACTGTCCATTTAGTCTGCTCTGTTGCTCCGTCGTCAAGTCGTCAAGATAACCACTACAATACTCGCCAGCAATTAGCCGTTTAATTCTATTGATTTCGCACATTAGATCGTGCATTGCATAAGGCTCCATCTCGTCTAAACTCAATGCGTAAATCGCAACACATCCAACCTTTCCCGTTATCCACGCTATGGGCCAGTCGTAATCATTTGGGCCATACTCAACATATTTGACTATATGATGCCGCGAAGTAACGCCTTCTCCAATAACTGAATGATAGTTTACCCTATCGCCTTTCTTTAACTTAGTCATTCATCCTACCTCCGCTTCGGCTATGTTTATTTGGGCCATCTCCATAACGGTAGAAAGCAGGATCGTCGAAAGCCCTACCATGTCTACACAATTATGAAGCAAATATGTGAGACGATCGTTCCGCTTCAAATTCGTCCGCACCTCTTCGAGTTCATGCGCCAAATGTGCATATAATTCGCCAATACTCTGATCTCGCCATTGATCGTCTTTCTTGGCCTCCTGTTCCGCATACCCGCCAAGCGCGTAATAAAACGCATTAACCAATTTTGCTCTACTTTCATCTGTCCGCGTCTCATTCATCTATCCTACCTCCGCTTCAGCTATGGCGACCTTCTGCCCCGCTATGGCGTCAGACCAGTCACCTGTTGTTCTACTCTCCAGATCCGCCAGTTCTTCCTTCATGTGCGCCAACACCTCCGCCGCCTTAATCCTGTCTCTCTCGCCCATGGTTTGACCCGCGCCGACGTTGCCGCCGTCGTCTTGGGCATACCAAGTACCATACTTCTCTAAGCCATTCTTTGTGTACGTTATCGCATTGTCCTGATGTAGCTTCCCCTTCTCGCCAGATACCTGGATAACATGGAGTATCTTTTCATCTGGATACTCCATCAAGGCACCAAAAGCCTCGCGCTGATAGTTGTTGGATACCAGAGTGATGGCATTAGGATCGCCACCGATGGCCTTCTTGAGCGCATCAGTTATTCTATCATGGCGTTCCTCATCCTCGTTTTCTGGAGGCGGAGCCATATCATAATTATTATTTTCTTCTCTAACCTCTTCTGATCTAGTCTTAGGATAGTCACGCCTCGCGTCCGTCTCGCGGTCACCCATCGTCACGCCTCGCGTATCACCATCGTCACGGCTACTGTTATATTTTTGTGACGGTGCTTGCTTTTCCTTAGACCAGATGCCGTTGTAGCGGCATATCAAATCATAGTTAATTTGGTACTTACAGCAAGTGTTCTTCCCCCTATTACCGCCCTTAACCACGAGTATAGGAGTTCCATCTATCTTAAACTTCGCCAAAGCATCACGCCGCCTCTTGACAGATTGCCTATTATTTCCGCCGCCAGCCGCCATTGCCTGCCCATTGGTCATATCGAAGTCATCCTTGAAGCCGACCTCGTTATGTTCTTGTATGATCCCAACCAAAAAAGTAAAGAGTTCTTCTGGTAACTTCGTGATAATTCGCTGTTTATATATACCACGCATTACATCAGTTAGCGTCACTTCGCACCGCCTATAGAGTTAGCCTCAAAGAACGCTTGAGCAAAACCTGGCGGTGTGATACTTCGGCGAGCTGAGCGGTCAAAGTAGCTCTTGGTAGGCCCAATACTGGAAGTCCTGTCGCCTTGAGTCGGCTTTACTCTGTTCTCTTTCGGAAGGCAAAAGTTTCCCCATACCCAGGTCCGCTTCGTCCACGGATCTCCATAAAAGTATGGGTCAAACTTAAGCGTTGGTTTGCCAAGATACTTGCTTATCCTTCCAATGGGGTTTTCAAGTGCCCACCACACAGGCTGTGTTACGACTACAATGCGTAGGCAGGCATCTACCACAGCCATAGCTTCCAGGAGAGCTGAGTTGCCTTTAGCTTTCCACCAGCGCGCTCCGCTACGCGCCAGATGGGTGCATGGCGGCGCGGCAAGGACTCCATAGACATTCTCTGGTGGTTGATATAGGCGCACGTCACACTCTGGCAAGGTAATGAGCCGTACATCATAGCCAGCGTCCTTATATGGCTTGCTCCACGCGCCTGTGCCACCGCATAGATCTAGTATTATTTTATCTTGGAAAGTTTGGTTGGTCATACAATTACCTCTACATAACGAACAGACCGCCCAGGCGACGCTATGTAGTACGTCACCCAGGTAGTCGTTCAGGCTTGCCTTCGGGAGCTTATCCCCGTCAGCAGTTGGATCTCAAAGGGGAGAGATCTAAATTTCTGTGTCGAGTATATTATACCATAGTTAGACGCAAAAGTCAATGGGAATCAACAGCCTTATCTATCACACTATTATGCTCTGCTATAATAGTGTCAGCAAAATACATCTCCTTCGACAACTTTCCCCCCGTAATGTGCTCGTACACCTCGCTTACCTGGCGTAGAACGAACACCAGATCGTGCATCTCGTTCTCTATCTTTGCCTCGTCAAGTTTTCCGTCTGTAAACAGCAAAGGACGCCATGTTTCCTGCCAGGCTTTTTCCCACCAAACGTCTGTCACCCTCAATCACCTCCCCCGTCAAGGACAAAATTCGTGACATCTCCCTCACTTCCCGCCGCCTGTTAGGTCTAGCAAAGACTCAAATTGTTTATGATCATGGGCTTTCCATCTGGACTCTTCCATCCACCAACGCATAACCTCTTCACCAGATTTCCACGTCCGCTCTTTTTCTTCTATCAGTTGATCAAAACACCGAAGATACGCTCGAAAAAATTTGGGCCATCGTTCAAATTCGGCAATACGTGTTCTGAAATACGCTGCCGGACAACCAATACAACCCAGTCGCCGACAGCCCTCGTCATATAACGGAGAATAGGGAACCTCATAAGCATATAAGAAATCCCACACATCTATTTCCGTCCAATCCACAATAGGATTCACAATAATCTTAGACATTCTCGGACATTGGCTTACCATCTGCCTGTCTGCCCGCGTTCTCGATTCCTGCGCACGAACCCCTGTCAATACAATTCGACCAACACCGTATTCCTCTTTGAAGATCCTACAACAGTATCGCATTCTACGGGTTGGCGGAATCCCCTGCCTGCGTATCAGCTTGAACATCGAATCAGGCGGCTTTTCAATAGTAACGTCTGAATAAAACTCCCTGCCAAAAGATAAAAGCTCCGGAGGATCTACCGTAGATCTGTGAAAATGACTATCGCACTTTACGCCAGCCATTAATGCTAAAGCATAGAGAACGCAACTGTCTTTCCCAAAAGAATGACATAAATAATATCCTTCTTCTGGACAATACGCTTTCAGACACTCAATAGATTTCTCGATCTTGCCGTTAAGAAAGAAAGTCTGCTGGCGTGCAATTCTTGGAATGTTTACATCTTGGAAAGTTTGGTTGGTCATTCGCCACCTCCTCCGTCAAGGATAAACCCAGTGTGCGTTATCGGCTGCATCACTTGCCATGCTTGTCAATACATTCCTGCGGTCTGATAGTCACATAGTACCACCCAGCTCCCACAGTGTATTCTTGTTCTGTAATAACGGCTTGCATTGCGGTTACTACATGTCCTGTGCCGAAATGAAGATAGCCCTCTTTTCGCTCGTATTCAAACCAGCATTCCCCTTCATGCTCACACGGACAAGTGTAGCACACGCGCCACCCATGCCCATTAAAGCCAGTCAACTCGATATTCATATCATCACCTCCCTTTGATCCTCGCTCCCTTAGCCTCCCAATCATCGCAGAGTCTATGCAGAGCCTCGTTGATGATCATCTTATACATCACCCGCTCACTGAAGTCGTCGGCATCGCTGGCTACCTTGCAGCAAGCGTAAATAAACACGTAAACGGTCAACACTATCGCTCCCAGGATGTACCACATAGTTACCTCCACCAGAGCTTTCGCACAACCTTTTTGCCTACAACCTTGTTCACCACGCGCTTCCCCATCTTCTTGGTCGACCCGCTCTTGACAGCATTGACATCGCCCAGGAGACGGGCCAGGTAGTAAAGTAAGCCTCTCGTTTTCATCACTCATCACCCCGCCAGTTCATCATAAAGAGTTCCGCATCAACAGACCACTCAGGGATGCCAAAGAGCAATAACAAATCTTGGAGATCCCATTCCTCAACAACAACGTCAAAACCACACTTCCAACCTATCTTCCCGGCACCGTGTGCTGTTGGCTCATTCATCACTCATCACCCTCGAATTCGCTCACATCAACGTCCATCTTCTTGAGCTGGGCAATGATAGCCATTACTGAGCTATCAGCATATACTACGCCGCAATGTCGCAGATCCGCCACTACCAACTCCACCAGCTTCTTTGAGCCAGCCATTGCCTTGGCGTCAGGTTCGGAATATATCTTCTGCGCTATTGGGCAGGCCTTATCCCCGGAATGGATGATCCATTCGTCCCCATTCAAATATTTAACCACTTCCCACGTCCCATCAGTCACGCCAGGCAAGATAGATTTCTCAGGTATCGGAATATCCATGTCAATCAGAAAATTGTCCACGATATTAGTAGCCTGATGCCTTGCGTTCAAGTCTCTATGGTTGGCTATTGAGCCAAACGCATCTCTCAGCATCTTTTCGTATGCATCTCTCGTTATCTTCATCACTTAACCCCTGTTAGTATGGCGGAGCCGTAGCCCCGCCGTGTGTGTTTATATGACCTTCGGTGCCAATAGCTCAAGCCCGTGTCGAAGAATTGCAGATAACATCGTATCATATACGTCGGCTGCGTCGGCTGCTGCGCGGGCTGCTGCGTAGGCTGCTGCGCGGGCTGCTGCGTCGGCTGCGCGGGCTGCTGCGTCGGCTGCGTCGGCTGCTGCGTCGGCTGCGTCGGCTGCTGCGTCGGCTGCGTCGGCT